ATGGTGATAGAACACTGACAGTATAGTTCCCTAAAGGGTTGGTAGTCTGCCTGGCTCTGCCATACATGGTAGCATATTTCTTATGATTTTTAGGTATATAGTAATATATATGTATATATTGTTATGGATCTTCATCATCCAACCCTATCTTACCCTCTTTTTTCTTAGAATCTACCTTAGAGTACTTCAAATGTATATATAGAACCAATGCTATCGACCATACAATCGTAATCATTAGTGTTAATGGTGTTCTTAGTATGATATATTGTGCAACAAACATAGTTATTAGTCCTATTGCTATCCATATCAGTATTTTAAATGTTTTATCAGACATGTATTATGTTTTCATTACGTTACTATACGCCTTCTGGTATATATCCTCTAGTGGCATATTAGGATATTCTAACTTTACCTTCTGTACTTCTTTGAACAAATTATCTCTTTGGCCATGTTCGTAAGCACTATATACAAGGTTCTCTATTGTCGACATATATTATCAGATCTTATTATATAATTAATATAAGAAACTTTTAGGTAAGAAACAACAAATACCGAGAAAATTTTTTAGCAATTTTTTTTGTCTATAGGGGGTATTTTTCATATATTTATTATATATGGCGAAGTTAGACCCACATACACTATTCTCAATCTTCGAAAAAGGAGATGAAGAGATATATGAAGAGCATGGAGAGTTAGATGTTCTAAAGAATCCTTTTGTATTAATGGGTATGGTACTTAGAGGTTTAGAGAATTATGATCTTATGTCTATTCTATATAGCCGTAACTACCCAGAGGACTTTAAAAGGGTAGAGAAGGAGCTTAAATATAGATACTATAATAAGCTTTATAGTTATTTACAGCGTATAAACGTTAATTCAATGCAAGATATGTATACCATTGGCGATAGCTATGAGAATACAAACGTTATAAAGGCTATGGATACTATGATAGGATTCTATGAAGGATATGAAGAGTATGAAAAATGTGCCGTATTGGTAGATTATAAAGACTTAATTCTATCCAAACAAATACAAGATTTAATAAAAAATAGTCACTAAAAAAGTTGCCTCACATAGTTATTTTTCGTATCTTAAGGTATAAGATAAAAAGATAAAGGTTATGGCAAATTCAAACACATTTTCAATTTCTAATCAAAGTCAATTCGATGAATGCCTTATGTGGGTTTCAGATCTATACAAAGACGTATATGGCATGAGACCTAGAGGGTATAACTTCCATAATTGGTCTTTCCAGGAGTTAACTGATTTCGTTAATGATCTATCTGAGGAGAATACCAGACAGATAGAGGAAGAGAAAGCTTTCGAACAGAAGGCCCTTAAAGACGTTATGTCTGTAGGAGCACCTGATAAGAAGACTGCTGCTAGATGGCTAGATCAAGCCGATGCCTATTTCATGTATGGGGATGATGAATTCTATGAAGATCACATAGAAAAGTACGGATGGGTAGCTAAACAGTTCGGAACATGTTAGATATAAATCTTCGCGGCAACTTGCGCGCGTTTCGCGCGGCGGCCTACGGTATATTCCTCACCCTCACCCCTTTCCTGCTTTCTGCTCAATCAATTTACATTACACCTCATAAGTTTGAAGCTGATGTTAGGGTGTTTGTGACTAAATATAAATCCGATGCTGATGTGATTGTCTATAAAGCTGTATATGAATTTGATGCTAAAGGTAATGAAGGTAGGTGGTATTTTGTTGATTATGAGTTTGAAAGTGATAAATTGGTGTTTTTTACTAAATATAGGTCACTTGCCGATGTAAAAGTGTACTATACCCCTTATAAATCACATGCTAGATGGGTAAATCAGAAAAAAAGAGAACTTTTTCATTAAAATAGTTGCCTTTCTGCCTTAGATTTAATATCTTCTATATATGTTATATAAAATAATTAATAAGATATAATAAAAAATATATTTAAATAAGTATAATATTGAATAATTTAATAATAAAATAAATAATAATAATAATTTAAAAAGGTTATCTATGTTAAATGCAGAACAAATTAGTAAAAACTACGAAAAACACTTAAAAATCATTGATACCTACTTAGGTGGACGTGCTATTGCTTGTAAAGAGATGTTAAAACATATGGAAGATAATTATGTTATGGCTCCTGCTAGTAGTAAGACTTGGTATCATAATGCTTTTGCTGGTGGATATGTAGATCATGTAAATAGAGTGGTACAATATGCTGTAGAACAATCTAGATTATATGAAAAAATGGGAGGTACTTTAGATTATACTGAAGAGCAATTAGTATTTGCTGCACTCTTTCATGATTTAGGTAAGATAGGAGATGGAGATCAACCAAACTATATACCTCAGACTGATAAATGGAGACAAGATAAGCTTTCAGAAATGTATACATACAATCCAGACCTACAGTTTATGCTAATTCCAGATAGATCTTTATTTATTTTACAAAAGTTCGGTATTAAAGTAGATCAAAAAGAGTTTTTAGGTATAAGATGTCACGATGGAGTGTTTGATAAAGCTAATGAAGCTTACTTTTTTAGTAATGTTGAATCATCTAGACAAAAAACCTCTCTTATCTCAGTATTACATACAGCAGACTTCTTAGCTTCTAAGGTAGAATACGATATGTGGAAGAGAAACGGAGGATCTTCTAAGCCTTCAGTACAGAAAACTAAATCAACAACAGGAAAGAGGGTAAATTCTTCACCAGGTTTAACTAATTTATTAAAAAATATATAATATGAACATTAATCCTACAAACTTTTACATAATAGTTACTATTTTAGTTGTTCTTTCCGGAATATTATCGTATATTGTCTTTAACCTATTAAGAAAGGTAGAGAGATATGAAGATGTTACTATAGATCAAACAGCATATCTACAGAATATATCAAATTTAATAGGGGATTCACAAAAGCACCTTAATGATCTTGACAAACGTGGGGTTTTCAAGTCAGATGATGAGGTCGGTTATTTTTTTATACAACTAAAAAAGGTGCAAGACGAACTAGATCGATACATGCTCCCACAAAATTATGGCAAGAAAGAAAGCAAAAGCTAATTACTTTACTTCAGAAACAGAAGAATACATTAACAAGTACAATGAATCAACTAGTCAGGAATATAGGAATGGTATCTTTACAGAACATATATATTACCCTTTCTATAAACTAGCTGAGAATATAATACATACCTTTAAATTTTATTATACAGATGTTGATAGAATAGAAGACCTCAAACATGAGGTTGTTTCTATGTTATTAGAAGAGAAGATTGATAAGTTTGATAAGAACAACGGAGCTAAGGCTTATTCCTACTTCGGAACTATTGTTAAACGTTGGTTAATTAACTACAATAATAAAAACTACAAGAAGCTTAAGAAGATAGGTACTTTCAACGAAATGGAAGACGGTTATGATACCGACTACAGAGTAGATGATGAAAATGCTATCTCTTTAGGCTTCTTCTTGGATATGTATGTAGATCAGATGTATGAAGAGTTAGATGAATTATTTGTAAAGGATAGCGAAAAGAACATAGCAGACGCAATTCTTACTATATTTAAGACAAGACAAGACTTAGATATATTTAAAAAGAAAGCTCTTTACATATATATTAGGGAAATGACAGATTGCGAAACTCCTCATTTAACTAAAGTAGTAAATAAGCTTAAAGTAGAATTCTATAAATTATATGAAAAATATAATGAAGTAGGATTAATCCGCACAAAGGTACTTTAAATCTATTTATAAGAAAAGAACATGAGTACTGATAAAGAAATATTTAAAGGTAAAAGCCTTTCTGATCTTTTTGGTGAAATCTACGATAACTCAAAAGAAACGAAATCTCAAGTAAAAGCTCTTATAGGAGAATTAAAACCTCTTATAGAGAACATTGGTGATGCTACTTTGATAGTACCAATGATTAAAGAGTATATGGAGATAGGAGTTAAGAATGATGATGCTTTAATAAAGCTAGCCACTATCATTCAGAGAATAGAGATAGCACAGACAAAAGGAGACGGAAATGATCTATTTGATTTTGATTCGTTACAGTCTCTATTAGAAGAAACTGAAGAAATACAAGAAGAAGTAGAGGCATCATCTGATAAGTCAGAAGAAAAAGAGTAGTAGGTATGTTAGATAATAACTATAGAACAAAATCTCAAACAGGAGATCTGACTAGCGGTGATAGAGGTAATCTTAATCCCGGTAGAGTTGTAGATGTTATATTAAATTCTGAACATAAATACTATGATCAATACGGAGGACCGGATTCAATAGGTGTTGTATTGTATATAGATCTAGCAGACGGAGTGGATACATCCGATACAGGGGATACAGTATATTCAGGTATTGCTTATCCGTTA